CTTATTGAGACAGGAGAATTCGTTAAAAATTGATATTTATATCAAAAACCATAGATGGCAACAATAAACACAGGCAGTAGTGGTCCAATTCAAGATGGGCAAATAGTATACGCAACCCACGTCCTCCCAATCATCACAGCACTCAGTGGCATAGATCCTACAGACATCATCATAGGAGGTGATTTAACATTGAACGGAGGGTCAGGACATAAACTAGATGTAACCTCCACAACTTTTACAGCAAGTTTAGGTAAATTCACAAATACTGTCTCCGCAAGTGGTGATATATTTGTAGGAAACAAACTAACAGCAGCTTCAGGAGTATTTACAGCTATCACATCTTCAATTATAACTGCTAGCCTAGTCTCAGCATCGGCAAATATAAGTGCTCCTGTAGGAACCTTTGCGAATAACATCCAATTTACCAACCTAGGAGTTATTATCTCAGGATCGGGAAATGTATCTATTCTGCAGCATATACTCACGCAATCGAGTACTGTAGGTAATGGTCTAATTTTTGGAGGTTCCCAATTCAGAGATTATCTAATACAGGGTGCTGCTTCACCGAGAATAGGGATAGGACCATCTAATATAATATCAACTGCATCTTTAGCATCCGGATCATTTATAACAACTCTTCCGACATTCACACAAACACCAGCAACTTTATTAATAACATCAAGCGACGCGTATGTAATGAAAATTGCGACAAACGCAGTTACTCGATCATTCTCGATATCGAGTTCTGGTTTTGTAGGAATCAACACATGGACACCTAGAGAAGCGTTGGACATTCAATCAGGCAACGCTGCAATTAAAAACCCAACAACCACATCAGGATCAATTCTTTATATAGAGAATGCAGCAGGTAGAATTTTAGATGTTACAAACTACGTAACAAATTCAATATTTACAGTACAAAACCTATCAGGACTGCCAATTCTAGACGTGGGAACCAACTCAGCGGGAAGCTCTTACACAGCAGTGACTGGGAATGGATTAGGAATCACCCCAGCGCTATCGAGTTCGTTTAATTTGATAAGTGGAAGTATGACTCTGACATTTACATCAGGATCAACTGTTAGTCCAGGAGTAAATGATCTAGTGGTAGTGGCAACTGATACTGTAACACTTCCTACGGCAGCAACTGCAGGAGTAGGTAGGTATTATATTATAAGAAATGCCAATCCACTAGGCGGATCTTCGATAGCAGTGGGAGCAGGTGCATCAACAGTTAGTGGTATTACTTCTTTAGGTCCAACAAGTGCATCACAGTACATTAGCGATGGCGTAGGAATTTGGTACAGTTTGTAATATGGGAATAGTAATTAAAGGAGGATCGACCGTAATAAACGGTAAAGGTAAAACTGACACAGGACCATCTATCCCAACTGATGGACTTGTGATGATTATAGACCCAACCACAGCACAAACAGCAACATCTACCTATAGGCTATACACTCCCCTCACAGGATCAATACTAACAGCAACATCCGCAAACATAACACCAGGCCCCAACGTAGGATTAAACACATACGCATATCCTACTGGAGCAGCTGGCTTCGTGTACGCCAATACAGGAAGTGCAGGAACATTCACCAATCCCGCAAGTGCACTCAATACTTATTATGATATTAAAGGAGAGGCCCTGCAATATCTACAAGCCAATGTTAGCAACAGCATTACGATTTTATACTGGTACTCAGGATTTTCGCCAGGTATCAGCTACCCCGACACACCCTCTGACGCATTTCCAAACTACAAGTTTTCAGTAAAGACAAACGTTAGTCCATCGCCAGTAATACCAACCGCACAGGCTTCAGTAGCTCTAGCATCCTCCCAAATGATATTTGCTACCGACTACTACGGTGCATCCACAGCAAGAACATGGGATCCAGCGGGCTTATCAGCTCCATCCTTTCCGACGACAGGATCGATGACTATATCCACATCTACTGTAATACCAAGTAGTGTATTTTGGGGACAAGCAAATCCAATGCCACTACAAACAGCGAGTGTCGCTCCAAGCTACACAACACACCCAGCCACCCCAAATCTACCATCATTCCATAGATCAATACCAATGACATCTTTTGCGGGTAGAGGAGTTTATAGAGATTACGATACTTGGAATTGTATAGCATTTACAATAAACCAAAGCACCAAAGCCATAACATCATCAGTATATATTAATGGGGGATTGTTTGGAGAAGAGAGAGCGATAACATCATCCTTAACGACAGGAGTCTATGCGCAAGGAGTGAGCACAGCTTTCCCATATGGTATCACAAACAATAACGCGGACACCTTTTACTTCACTGGATCACGTATAGCAGGGATTGGTGCTGGAGCTAGAATACAGATTATACCAACGTCATCAGGGACGTTCACAGATACTTCAGGATACCCAGCAAACACAAGAACGTATTACTGCTCATCAGGCTCTACGATAGCTGCAACACTGCAAAGTGTTACTAATAAGATAAACAACACAACAGAACTCAGAGCATTCTTTAGTGCATCATTCACACCAACAACCATAGCAATATCCTCATCAGCAGTAGGTACTGCATTTAACAACACAACCTTCTATTTCTCAAGCTCAGCACAGAGCGTCAATACTCTACTCCTTACGATGGCAAACGGGATCGCTAGCTCAGGAACCGGTCCAATAAACACAACACTGTTACAACAAGTTCCAAATGCAAGCGCTCTAAGAGTAGGTGTGACTGAGATACCACCTATTGCAACTGGATTTTATCGTCGAGGATTGTTAGGATTGTTAGGAGGGTTGTATGTTTACAACAGAGTTCTATCCCAAACTGAGATAACACAGCTCTACAACACTTTAAAATCGAGATACGGAAACACCACCCCCGGTAACACATCTAAATCAACTTATAGATTATTCAACCCCGTAATATCAGGATCCAGTGGAACGTATGAAGAACCACCATCAGGTTCGGGAATAGGATATTAATTTGCTTTTTGATATCTCTATAGATATTTATCATAAAGTAAATATACTATGGCAGAAACTTTGATATCTCCTGGAGTTCTAGCAAGAGAGAACGACCAGTCACAAGTTACACAAGGACCAGTTACAGCAGGAGCCGCTATTGTCGGACCTACTGTAAAAGGACCTGTAGGTATACCAACTCTTGTAACCTCGTATTCCGATTTCACAACTAGATTTGGATCATCCTTTATCTCAGGAGGAGCATCGTATTCGTATTTAACATCTATAGCGGTGTATAACTACTTCACCAATGGTGGACAAAGTATGTTAGTAACTAGAGTAGTGACAGGGTCATTCACACCTGCCACATCTACTACAGTAACAAACCAAGTAGAATCAACACCTGGAGCTTTTGCGACAGCATCGGCAACACTACTAGCATCTGTAGATCCATTTTCGCAATTCAGTCTTACGTATGGCACTAGTACCTATGACTTCTTTGCAACAGGCTCAGGAGGATTTCCAGCTCCTGATGATGTTGATGGAGGAGTATACTATTTCTCATCAGGTTCTTCAGTAAACGCTTCCGCTACAAATCTTGCAGCTAAGATAACAGCAGCACTACCTACAGTTGTCTCAGTAACAGCCAACGCAGGAGTTTTATCAATCTCAGGATCCGTATCAGGCTCTCAGTTCAACGGAATTACGTTTGCCACGGGATCTGAAGGAGTAGTGACAACTCTCGCTACCCTAAGTGGAGGTGCTGACGGTGCTGGATCTAACGCCTTCGTTCTAGAAACCTTAGCTCCAGGTATAGCTCAAAATAACTCAGGTTCGGAGCTAGCCAATGGAATTTTACAATCAGGATCATCAGATAACGTAAGATGGCAAATCGTAGCACCTAACACAGCATCCGGAACATTTACACTTTTAGTACGTAGAGGAGATGATACAACTACAACTCCTACAATTCTCGAAACTTGGTCTAACTTATCTCTAGATCCATTATCTCTAAACTATATTGAGGCTGTGATAGGTAATCAATCCTACACTGTCCAAACAGATAGCAGCACAGGTACCACATACATTCAACAATCTGGAACTTACACAAATAAGAGCCGATACATACGAGTTAAATCAGTAAACTATCCAACTCCTAACTATCTAAACAATAACGGAGCGATTAACTCTGGAAGTGACGGTGTTTCTTTTGGCAAGTATATTCCAACAGCTGCATCAGGTACTATGCAATCGGCAACAGGAGTAAACTACTACGGCTCTCCTGCAATGTATAACACAACCACTGACGCCACAAATATCCAAGGTATCCCAGCATCAGCATATACACAGACAATTAACCTACTATCCAATACAGACGACTACAAGTTTAACAGTATCACAGTACCTGGATTAACTACTGCAAATGCACCATCTCAACTATCATCCTTAGTTAATATGTGCGCTAATAGAGGAGATGCAATCGCAGTAATTGATGTAGCAGCTTACGGAGCAACAGTGGGAACCGTAACAAACAACGCATCAGCATATAACAACAGCTATGCAGCTACTTACTGGCCATGGGTTCAAACTATCGATCCAGACACAGGAAAGCAAGTGTTTGTTCCTGCATCCACAATGATTCCAGGGGTATACGCCTACAACGATTCAGTTTCAGAGCCTTGGTTTGCACCTGCAGGTATTAATAGAGGAGGATTATCTACTGTTATCCAAGCAGAGAGAAGACTATCTCAGACAGACAGAGATACTTTATATGTAGCTAATGTAAACCCAATTGCAACATTCCCTGGAACAGGAGTAGTTGTTTACGGTCAGAAGACTCTACAAAAAGCAGCATCTGCTCTAGATCGAGTGAATGTAAGACGTTTGTTAATTGCTTTGAAGAGCTATATTTCTCAAGTTGCTAACAACCTTGTGTTCGAGCAAAACTCAATCGCAACTAGAAACAACTTCCTAGCTCAAGTTAATCCATACTTGCAATCAGTACAGCAGAGACAAGGTTTGTATGCTTTCAAAGTAGTAATGGATGACAGCAATAATACGCCTGATGTAATCGACAGAAACCAACTAGTAGGTCAAATTTACTTGCAGCCAACCAAGACTGCTGAATATATCCTATTAGACTTCAACGTTCTACCAACAGGGGCAACTTTCGGATAATAAATTTTAAATAACGATATTTATACTAAAACAAATATACCATGGCAGTATTAGATCCAAATGAAATATTTTTCACAGCGTTTGAACCGAAACAGAAAAATAGATTCATCATGTATATGGACGGCATTCCAGCCTACATCATCAAAGGTGTATCAGCAGTAACTTTGACTCAAGATGAAGTTGTCTTGAACCACATAAACGTACTACGTAAAGTAAAAGGAAAATCAAAATGGAGTAACATGACTTTAACTCTATTCGATCCAATTACTCCTTCAGGAGCCCAAGCTGTGATGGAGTGGGTACGTTTGCATCACGAATCAGTAACTGGTCGTGACGGTTATTCCGACTTCTATAAAAAAGATTTAACTTTCAACGTTTTAGGTCCAGTAGGAGATATCGTATCTGAGTGGATTGTAAAAGGAGCGTTGATCGTAAATGCAAACTTTGGTGATTATAGCTACGACGATGAGTCAGCAGCTCAAAACATTACTCTTGAGATTGCATTGGATTATATGATCTTGAACTTCTAACATAACCTGCTACTTAAAAACAAGCCTTCCAAACTGTTGGAGGGCTTTTTTATTTTGCGTATATTTATATTAAAATAAGTTACTTAAAAAGTATTATGACAAACAGATTTAATTTACCAACAGAGGAAATTGAGCTTCCATCTCGAGGATTACTCTACGCAGAAGATAGCCCACTTAGAAGTGGTAAAATTGAAATGAAATACATGACTGCGAAAGAGGAAGATATCTTAACTAATCCAAACTACATTCGCCAAGGGATTGTTTTCGATAAATTACTACAATCGCTAATTGTAACTCCAATTAACTACGATGATTTGTTAATAGGAGACAAAAATGCAATTATCCTAGCTTCGAGGATTTTGGCCTATGGAGCTAAATATCAATTGACATATGATGAAACGGAAAATGAGGTAGATTTGAGTTCAATTGAGCCTAAACCTTTACACCCTGAGTTTGAAAAAGCTACTGAGAATGTATTTACTTTTGAAATGCCTAACACACAAAATATAGTAACCTTTAAGTTACTAACTCAAGGGGATGAGCATAAAATTAGTGAAGAGCTTATAAGTTTGAAAAAGATCAACAGAGAAGCATCTCCAGAAAATACAGTTCGTTTGTCTCATACAATAACAAGTATTAACGGCAGCACAGCAGTTAAAGATATTAGAGAGTATGTTAACACCTACCTACTAGCTAAAGATTCTAGAGCATTTAAAAAACACTACGCAGAAATCTCCCCAGATTTGGATTTACGAGTTACGCTAACAAATAGCTTAGGCGAGGAGGAGGTCGCTGAATTGCCGATAGGCATTGACTTTTTTTGGCCTAGAGACTGATTACCGCATGCTTCTATTTGCGGAAATTGACGCATTAGTCGTACAGACGCAGGGAGCATATGACTGGGAGACTATCTATAAT